TTATACATTTTTCATTAAAACTTGAATCAGTCGTTCTTTCTCGTTGAGCAATTCTTTCAAGTGCTCAATTTCTTTCTGACATTCATGAAGTTGAATGTCACCGCTTACCTTATTTCCGTTCCCATTAATTGTATGGCCGATAGAAACATAGGGCTTTTCCCGGTTGAAGAATACATCCATTGATACACCGAAAAAGTCTGCAATGCGTTCAAGCGTCTTGCAGTTAGGTAGATTAGCTCCTTTAATCAGATTATCTAAAGCGGCTTTTGAAATCTCTGCGTATGTGTATACGTCAACTTTTTTAGCCTTATTCTTCTCTATTAGTTCATTAATTACCTGGCCATTAAACATTACTGTGCAATTTAGATATAGTATAAATTACTTTACTTTTCGCAATTAATGGTATAGAAAAGTATACTATTGGATTAAAATTCTATACATTTGCGATATAAATTTAATAACAAAATCAATAATGACAATTATAAACATCAAAAAAGTAATGTATATGGTTATATCTGACTATTATTCATCTTTGACTCGGAAGGAAAAACAACCTTTTATTAAGAAATGTTGCGATGTCTGTGATTTTTCATACATGACATTCATGTATAAAATGCGGAACAATTCTTGGACTAAACTGGAACAGGAGGCCATTGAAAAGTTGATAAAGGAGGGGAATCGGAATGTTAAACCAGATTGAGTTCTACAATTCCCCTTCCGGTTCTGTTCAATTTGTGAGAAACGGTAAGCAGCAGGTATTGACGGAATCCAGGTCAGATGTCATAGAGGATATTTTACAATTGATTCATGAATGTTTTGCAGATGCTTATCTGGCGCTGGAGGATTGTTACAAGAAATCGGTTCCGAACAAAAGGTATCATCATTTTCTGATGGTGAACCGGTTTATCAGATGCAATTGCGGTGAATATGACACTTTGCGGATGGATTTTGATGAACATGGCAATATCAATCTGGAACAGGTTCATTGTCCATTACGAGGAACCGGTGACTGCAAATATGAAGGCATCATCTGTATGCCTGTGCGTACTTCCGTAATCAAAGGAAGACAACTGAAGATAGCTGAATTGTTGGCCGACGGTTACAGTAATCAGGAGATTGCAGACCTGTTGTATATCTCCATCCATACGGTACACAATATGATTCAGCAGATGAAGTTTAAGCTGAAAGTTGACAATACTCGGGAAATCGCTTCCTGGTACAATAGGACATACAGCCATGTGTGAAACCGAATATGACAGAATAACGAAATTGAACTACGAAGCCAAAGAATGGTGGAGAAAAAACAGAAAGAAGAATGGACATAAAATATTTTCGCAAAATGTTTCCGGACCTATGCGTCCAAAAAATAAAAACCAGATACGTAGAACCTCGAAAGGCCATTGAAGAAAAGGTTATGGCAATCGTGGAAACTATGGGTACTGGACTTGTATGGTATTATTATTCCAAGAAGAGTATAACTATCTATACATCTATGAAAATGAAAGAATGGTTGCAGCAGGTTAAGGTTGGAGGTATGCTGGTTGACCCGAATACTGGGAAACAATGTACTGTCACTTCAGAACCGTTTATCGTGTGTGGTAGTTTGTGTATCGGTGTGGATTTCTTCGGTTATCCGGAAGCCTATGATTGTAGTTATTTTATAAAACCTTGAATGCTATGGTTACAGAAACAATTTATAAACAAGAAGAGCTTGAACATGGTATTTGTATTTCATGTAATCAAGAATCAGATGAGATTTTAAAAGAAGATGGTAGATGCATTGACTGTATCGAAGCTGATAAATTTTATGATATGACAATGAATCAAGATGAGAGTTGTGATTACTGGAAATAAAGATTTTAGATGAAAACATTTGAAGAAATTTTCTCAGAAGAATATGAGAATACAGGATGCCTGAATTATAAGGGATTTGCACGTAAGATGTATGACCGCGGAGCCAAAAACGGTTTCAATCAGTTTTTGATGGATGCGGAAAAGGACCCTAGTCTGTACATTGACTTGGCCAGATATTTGGCAGTTCGTTTGGCTAAAGAAGCTGTGAAATGTAATGCTGCAGATATCAGCCTATCACTCGATATTGAAGTGGAAGGCAAGAAATATTTCACTCGGTTAAGTTCCATCACATTCTTGAGTGAAACAAAGAATCTGGATGAACGGGCGATGGAAGTAGCACGTAATCTGCTCAACAGTTCTGTTATCTGTAGTATGGAAGACATATTGGCTAAAGCTGTATTACTTGGTTATAATCTCAGAAAGGAAGATTTTGATGATTGAAGAACTTTGTAAAATAGATGATAATGAAAGCAAGACAAGCTAACAAAATAATTAAAAAGATTCTTTTGGTAACTGAATTCGGCCCAATTTCACCATTATGGGTTAGAATCAATATACAGAAGCGTGAATGTAAAACATATACTATGAATCAAATGCGTGCTGCTATACATGTATTTTGCAGAAATACGGCATTTGCTAATGATTATAAGACTTTATGTGAGTTTACGGGCATTAAACCATAATATTGATGCATGAAAAAGCATAGATACAGAGTATGGAGGGTTATTGTCAGGAAAGGCGATATACACCTCATTATCCGTTGTCGTCACGATACGGATAACCTGGATGAAGTGCGTGCCAGTTATCGGGCCGTATTTACGAATAAGGTGAAGGTTTCTTTATGTTACACGGAATTTGATGATGCAAAGGTTAAGCGATAAGAACAGGAATCCGGACATACTGGCCGCAGTGGCCGGTATCGGATATGTATCTCCCCATGGAGAGGCACTGAAAGAGGTTGCCCAGGCGGAACTGGAATTTATCTATGACCATCTGAAATCATACACGACAGATGAACAGATATTTATTTTGGATTACATTTCCAGTGAGTTGAGTGGAAAAACGATAGAACTTGAAGAGAAACGATGAACAGACTGCATAAGATTCAAGAATGGGAGGCCAGCAATCCGGGGTATACCTTCGAACATGTTTTCTACACAGAGAAATCAAATGAAGTGCGTAAGATAACCGGAACTGTTACGGTACTGAAACGGAAACTGGTCAATGGAGTGAAAATGAACATCCCGGTAAAGAGAAAAGTATGATGGGACGGTTATGGCCGTTGTTATTCCAGTACAGCCAATTTCCGGAGAAGGGATTATGATATACACTTCCAAGTGTAATTTTTCTAATGGGGACAAAGGGTTTTCTTTGTCTAACTCTCGACAATATTATGATAGACAATGCTGATATAGAAAAGATACTCGACCGGGCGGATATTGTGGACGTGATATCCTCATTTGTCGAACTGAAGAAAGAGGGGAGCAGGTATAAAGCCTGTTGCCCTTTTCATAACGAGAAAACTCCCAGTTTTATGGTGGAGCCTGGACGTGGTACCTGGTATTGCTTCGGTGCCTGCAAAGAAGGTGGCAATGTCATTAAGTTTGTGCAGAAGTATAACCACATGAATTTCCGTGAAGCCTGTCTTTGGCTGGCCGACAGATATGGGGTACACATCGAAGATGAAAAGGAGAAGCCTTCAGCCGATGAAATACGCCGGCAGAAGAAACGCGAGTCCATGCAGATCATCAATCAGTTTGCGGCCGAAGTGTTCCTGCAGAACCTGTCCCGGCCGGAAGCGGACGCAGCCAGGGCTAAGATCCGGCAACGTTGGGGCGACACGTTTCCGGTTGAAATGGGTATCGGATATGCTTTGGCGGACTGGTCACAGTTATCGGATATGGCAGCCACAAAAGGATTGTCTTTGGAACTGATGGAAGAAATGGGACTTATCCGTAAAAAGAAAACCGGGGGATATTATGACTTCTATCGGGACCGTATCATGATACCTATTCGCGACCGTTTCCGGAATATTATCGGCTGGACGGCACGCGATATGAGTGAGGTGGACGGTACACCTAAATATCTGAACTCGTGCGAAAGTGACCTTTATCATAAAAGCAGTAGCATCTTTGGCATTGACAATGCCATCCGTCAGGCGGCCAAAGAAGAGAAGTTCTACTGTGTGGAGGGTGCTCCCGATGTCATGCGACTGCAGTCCATCGGAGTCAACAATACCATAGCTTCACTGGGTTCTGCTTGGACCAAAGGACAGTTCGAGCAGTTGAAGCGTTATGCCACGGCCCTTTGTTTCCTTCCGGATGCAGATCCTAAGCCGGTGAACGAAAGCTACGGAACCGGTATTGCCGCAGTGATCAAGAGCGGTGTGCTGGCCATGGAGTGCGGTTTCTCCGTTTCCGTGCGCGAGATTCCATTGGGTGAAGGCAACCAGAAGAATGATCCGGATTCGTACTGTACCAATATCAGCCGATTCAACCAGCTGGAGGAACAGGACTTTATCACCTGGTATGCTGGGTATGCGTTCAATAAAGATGGTACCACAGAAGACAAGAGTACAGCGGTCAGTCAGATAGCCAAGCTCGTGGCACTGGTCGGTGACGAAGTCAAAGAAGCCATGTACCTGGCTAAATTGAGAGACACCTACAACAATAAGAACCTTTGGTCGATGGCCATTAACCGGGAAAAGAAGAAGCTTAATGAATCCAAAGCCGGTAAATCGCAGGTCATCAACCGGGATCTGTTGGCCAAATACGGTTTCTTTGAGTCCAACAATTGTTATTACTCCACCAACGACGGCAAGGAGTTCCAGTGGTCCAACTTCATCATGCTGCCGATGTTCCATATCAAAGATTCCCTGATGCCCAAACGTCTGTACCGTATCAAGAACCAGAACCGTCAGGAAGAAATCGTCGAGATGAAGCAGGAAGACCTGGTATCTCTCTCCAAATTTAAGCAGAAGGTCGAAGGACTTGGCAACTACATCTGGCTGGCCAGTGAAAAGGAGATGACACGACTGAAGATGTATCTCTATGAACAGACCGAAACGGCCACTGAAATCACCCAGTTGGGGTGGCAGCGCAAAGGATTCTATGCGTTCGGTAACGGGGTATTCGATACAGATTGGCATCCGGTAGATGAATATGGTATCGTGCGGCTGGGTGAGAAAGGTAACTTCTATCTTCCGGCAAGCAGCCTGATTTATCGGGACGATGATAAGCTGTTCCAGTTCGAGCGGCGGTTTGTTCACCTTAACTATTCTTCCATCAGCCTGAAGGAATACTTCACCAAACTGGTCGGGGTGTTCGGTGACAATGCCAAGGTAGGAATCTGTTTCCTGCTGGCCACATTGTTCCGTGACATTATCACCGGATACACCAAAAGCTTTCCCATCTTAAACCTGTTCGGCCCGAAAGGTTCCGGTAAGTCTGAGTTAGGCCATAGCCTGATGGCGCTGTTCATCATCGAGAACATCCCGCCCAATATACAGAACGCCACTATTCCGGCATTGGCCGACCTGGTGGCACAGTGTGCCAATGCCCTGGTACATATTGACGAGTTCAAGAACAACATTGACATAGATAAACGGGAGTATCTGAAGGGGTTGTGGGATGGCGCCGGCCGGTCACGCATGAACATGGATAGGGACAAGAAGCGTGAAATAACTGCCGTAGATTCCGGAGTGATCCTTTCCGGGCAGGAAATGGCTACCGCCGACATTGCCCTGTTCAGCCGACTGGTGTTTCTGACCTTTGCCAAGTCAGAATTTACGGAAGAAGAGAAACGCCGTTACAACGAGCTGGTGGAGATTCGCAAACGGGGGCTTACCCACCTGACGCTCCAGATACTTCGTCACCGGGCCCGTATGGAGCAACAGTTCATCAGCAACTACCATACCTGTCTGTCCGATGTACTGGATGCCTTGGGTGCCGAAAAGGTAGAAGACCGAATCCTGCGTAACTGGCTCATACCGCTGGCGGCTTTCCGTACCCTCGAGGGAGTATTGGATATCCCGTTTTCTTATCCGAACATCCGGCAGGTGACGGTAGACGGTATTCTGCGACAGAATGCAGAGTGTAAGAGTAACAATGAACTGGCCAACTTCTGGAATGTGGTATCTTATCTGCAGCAGGATGGCGAAATCTTCATCGAGGGGGATTACCGCATCGAATACCTGAACCGCTTCAAGAGCAGTTTGATCAAGATAGAACAGCAATATCAGGACCCAAAGCCCATTCTGATGATGCGCAAGAACCGCATCTTCATGCTGTATAAGAAGTTCGGCAAGCAGGTTGGCGATTCCATCCTTCCTGAAGGTTCGCTGATATATTACCTGGAGAACTCCAAGGAATACATGGGCAAGAAGAATTCTGTCCGCTTCAAGAATATCCAGCGGGGCGTTGAAGTGCAGAAAGTGGAAACGACTCCCACCGGCGGTATTGCTTACAAGAAAACCTCTACGCCGGACGTAGCCCTATGTTTTGACTACCGCATGATCCGCGAAACGTATAACATCAATCTTGAAGTAGAGGTAGAGGGACAGGAATTGGAAGATACCGATGAGAGTGAATAGTTCGTTTTTCATAATAATAGATTTGTTTGAGAGTGTAAAGGCAGCTGCTGTGAAGCGGTTGCCTTTTTTTGTGCAGGTATGTTTGGGGACTGTTTTTAGGTTTTCCTACGGGGTGAAAACCGCTTCTACACCTTCTACACTTTCTACAACGTTGAAAAAGAGATGTTTATATATTCTACACACCTTCTACAATCCTTCTACATTTTTCTACAAATTGAAGAAAAACGTAAAACCTTCTACAAAATGCTTCATTTTCTACAGTATTTCTACACTTGTAGAAAATGAAATTCTTTCTAATATGCTGATAATCAATTGTTATTTGATTTTGTAGAAAGTGTAGAAGGTGTAGAAGGCAAAATATGTGTCATAGCTGGAGAAATTTTTTTTGGATTCTAGCCTTAAAACCTTTATTTTTGAAATATATACTTGGAATCAATCATAAATATTACTTTCTACTATGAGCAGCATCGTTTTCTATCTTCGACTGGAGCCTTACCTTCGGCAATGGCTCGTACATTCATTGGGAGACCCGGTTGTCTTTCCGGCACAAAGCAACGAGAATGCCGTTATCCGGCGTTTCCTTCGCAAGCGTCCGGAAGACATTCATCCGGAACTGGCCGCCGATGGACTCACCGCCATCTGTATTCCGGACAGCAAGGCAAAACCTCCCCAGTATTACAATTACCTGGGCAAAAAGGCCAAGGCAGCTGTAAAGGAAACCATCGAGGACCTGTTCCGTGCCAACCTTTGGAACGAAATCAGCGACCTTACCCGCCGGAACTGTGGCCTGAACAAGACGATTGCCGCCTGGTGTGAAATGCACGGTATCGATGATGACTATTCCGAAACCGTCCGCCAGAAATATTACCGGATGAGAGACTCCTACAACAAGAAAGGAATATTTTTAGGTTCTTTAACCCGAAATCGCTCGGACGAGTAGTTCGATTTTAAACAACACCGTACAACACCGAACACCGATAAAATCCATAGCCAATATGATTCATCTTCTTAAAAACATACGCCGGGTAGAATGTATCGAAGCCTATCACCTTCAGTATTCAGATATTATCGCTGACCGTGGAGTCTGGTTGAATGTATACCAGCAGTTCAGTCCGATTGACACCATAGGACTGAGTTCAGTCGAGATTTCAGACAAGATTGAAAACAAGCAGCGTGTTTTTACCACCAGACTCACCATGTTCCGGTCGGAGAAACTGATGCCGGGTGCGAAAAAGCTTTGTTTCCGTGTAACGACCGTCACCGGATCCCAGTTTCTCATAGGATGTGCAGACAAACCGTATCCCGTTATCCAAAACGAAGAGACTTTTCCTTCCGCAGCAAGCGGAAAATCCGGAGTAACGGTTACTGTTACCTTGACGTCTCTCATTCCGATGCTTTCCATATTGGATTAGAGTCTTTTTATGCAATATATATAAGGTATTAATATTGCATAGACTAATTTTTGACAATATGGAATATAACCTTAGCATTGACTCACACATCGGACCATGGGGATATTCGAAGAACTATATCCGCAGTCAGATGTCAGGCTTCAAGAACAAGCCTGTCAGTGTGCGTATTTCTTCACTCGGTGGATCGGTGGATGATGCGCTTGACATCCGTCAGCAGTTTCAGGATCACGGCGATGTGACTTGTTACTTGTTCGGTTATGTGGCGAGTGCGGCGACCATTCTGGCAACCGGAGCCAAGAAAACCTGTATGTCCAAGTATGCCTTCTATCTTATCCACAAGGTCTCAAACTGGATTGATGCCTGGGGGAGTTATAATGCCGACCAGATTCAGCGACTTATTGATGATCTGAAGGCAAACAAGCTGGAGAATGACAAGATGGATCTGGTGTTGGCCAACCTTTACGCTGCCAAATGCAAGAAGAAGGTAAGTGATATTCTTCCGATCCTGAAGGAAGGCCGTTGGCTTACCGCCCAGGAAGCTTTGGAATACGGATTTGTTGATGAAATTATTGAAGAAGGTACCAGACTGAATTTTGATGATTCGATGAAAGCCCGTTTCAACATGTACCAGCTTCCGGCTTTACCGGCGATGGGAAACGATACAGAGGTTTTGGAAGAAGAATCCGCACCAAACTGGTTCAATAACTTCGTGAACAAATTTTTCAAATCTCAAAAAAGTGATGTAGCCACACAGGCACAAAATAAACCACTCAATCTTTCAATGCAAATGAAAAAGGATTATCAGAAAGTCAATTCCATCTTGAACATCGAGGGTGTGGAAGTTGACAAGGATGGTAAGGTGACACTTACCGAAGAACAGGTCAAGGCCCTCAATGACCGCATCACCAACCTGGAGCAGGAATCTTCTGATAAAGATGATGAGATTGCCGAACTCAAGAAGCAGAACGAGAACCTTAAGAATGGAGACGGTGACGAAACCGCCAAAATCAATGGTGATGAGGGACAAGGTAACGATGTGGACAAGCTGAATATAGCGGTCGAAATGTTTAACTCTGTAAAAGATTTGTTGTGATATGGCAGACACTAATGGACACGTGAAAATAACAGATGAGCAGCTTGCTAAGTCTGCTGTCAAGTATAGAAAAGAACTGCTTATGATGCCGGTTCTGGCTATGGCCGTTTCTTTGCAGCACATGACCCAGAGACCGGGTGTAAGAGGAAAGGAAGTTGTTGGTGAACTCTCCGGAGATATTGAATTGGGACCATACGATGAAGGGCGTGAAGATACGGATGGAGTATCAATCAATCCGCGTACATTGGAAACGTTCCTGGGCAGTGTAGTCAAGAAGTTTTCTCCGAACTCCGTTTGGCAGACTGTCTACGGTAACTTGATATCCAAGGGTGAAGCCCTGAAGAATGTGGATATAACCCGTCAGGTACTGGCTTTTCTTACAGCTAAATTGGGAGCAAATCTGAATGCGGTACTTTGGTCTGCTGTACGTAATGCGGAAGGTACGAAGTCCAAGGATTTGTTCAATGGATTTGATACCATTACCAAAACAGAAAAAGATGCTTCTAAAATCTCAGCTTCCCTGGGCAATATGTTCGTAATTGAGGCCATCAGTAAGGACAATGCCGTGGATGTGCTGAAGACATTTTACCGTGCTGCCGATCCTGTTCTGCGTGAAGCACAGACCAAATTGTTTATCCCTCAAGGCGTATATGATAATTATGTGGACGATTATCAGGCTACAGTAGGTCATGTGCCTTACAACACCAGTTTCGAGAAGACGGTACTCGAAGGTTCGAATGGCCGTTGTGAGCTGGTTCCGCTGGCAAACAAGGCCGGTTCGCCATTCCTGCATCTTACTACAAAGAGTAACATGCTGGTAGGTTACGGTAATGGAGCCGATAACGAAAATATTACCGTTGAAAAGCATCATGCCTTTAAACTGGATTTTGTGGCTACTACTTATTTCGGTGCTGAGTTTGAAACGATTTCAAAGGAGCGTCTGCTGGTGGGTACCATCGACGGTACGACACCGGTTGTCGCTGGTATAGGAGGTTAAGTTATGGCAGTAGATTGTACGAGTAAGGGGATGTATGAATCCCTGTCCTGGTGCCCGGGACAGACATCGACGCCGGGTATCAGACGTAAGGTTTTCTTTATCCCGAAAAGTTGGATTGAAAAATGGCCGGTTCTTCCTGCTATTGATGGGGCAGAAAGTATGGCTGCATTAGCCACATACGATGGTGATTTTGTTTTGGCTGCTGACAAGAAATGGCAGTATATCGAACTGCTTACAACGAAGTCATCTATCAGCGCAGAGTCACAAGGTGAAGTTCCGTCTAAAACGATCCTGAACAAGGCAACTTTGGTACATGCTGGTACGGATGAAGAAGCGTCCGGATTCTGTCGACAGGCCAATATCGATGAACTGATTTTCCTTTGCCAGCAGAAGAATGGTAAGTTCCGCGTTATCGGTTCTGAAGCATTCGACCCTTCAGTCACCATTTCTCAAACTTCAGGAGAAGGAGATACCGGTACTGCAGGGACTACCCTCGAAGCACAGTGTACGGACGTTTGTCCGGCTCCGTTCTATACGGGAAAGATTGAAACGGAAGATGGTGACATCTCCGGAGCGGATGGTAGCGCCATTGTGCCAGGTGGATAATAAAAAGAGACTACAGTTATGTATATAGATGAACAGTTAACCATAAACATGCAAGGCTGGCTCAATACGGAGCCGGCCAAGCGTGATCTGATGAAGGGGGCGGAGATGGTACTCAAACTGACCCGCAACCGCTACCTTTATCAGAACATTTCCCGCAATCCACAGAAGTTTGCAAGCAAGATTGAATACGAACTGAAGAAACACCTGGCCATCCGTCTGGATAGAAAGACGATTCAGGATGTGGTCAAGATGGACAAAGAGCTGGTTCCGGCCGTAGCTGAAACACTGTCCACCTTCCAACCTGAAATCAGTTCCGACGAAGACACACCGCAAGAGGCTACCATAGCCAAAGGCAGACGTGCGGATCACGATTCACTACCTGAAGAAATACGTCGGTTGTGGGAAGGCAACAAAGACATCTACTTCCGTTTGAAGCAGACTTTTGAAACATTGAAAACCATGAAGGATGCTCTTCCATGCGACAGGTACGAATACCTGAAGCAACTAGAAGAGCTGGATGCCAGATATCGGGATAACATGGAGAAGTACGACCATTTCAATCCGGACGCTCAGGGTGGCGGTGGTGCAAAAGGTGAACCACCTGAAGACCCCGCTGAAATGGCCAAGAAGGTCAGTGCAGCCCGAGGCTACCTGTCAGACAACAAGAAGAAACTGGCAGAGCTGAAGGAATCCGGAGACCAGGATAAGTACGAGAAGCTGCTGGCCAAAGTGCAGCAGAGATACGACTTCCTTGTCTCTACCGGTAACAACGTAGGTGAGGACCAGGTGAATGCCTTACGTGAATTGGGATTGAAAGCATGAAACATGTCAACCGATTGCTGAAGCCGTTGTCCGATGTGCCGTTACAGGCGTACCTGGATAACCGGCTTCAGCTTTTTGATGTACTCGAGTTCATCCTTTTGCAGACCGGTCCGGCAAAAGTCTATGTATCCACTTTCTCTACTTCCGAGGAGTTTTTGCGCAGGTTGTTCTCGCTACGCAAACGGATGCTGATCATCAAATCCGTCTTGTTGGCGGATCTGAAGGCAGCCCGAAAAACCGTGAACCTGTACACCTTCATGAGCAGTGTTTTCGATGATGTGTATTTATCCGAAAATCATTCGAAGGTATTACTTGTTGAGAACGACCGCTGGATGGTCACAGTCGTTACCAGCCAGAACCAGACGCGGGGAAACCGGACCGAATGCGCCATCATCACCACACAGCCTGACATCTTCCTGACTTTGAGAGATCAGTTTTCCGAAATCATTAATACCCGAAGTATACACCTTGATGGAATTCACTTCAGCACAGATTGACAGAATCAAAGAGCTTGCCACGATGCTCACTCCGGTATCGGATATAGCAGTCCTGATGGACGTGGACGAACGCCGTCTGCGGGAAATCATTTCCGACAAGTCCCATCCGGCCAGCATTGCCTACCGCAAAGGGAAAGCCGAACGGGCATTGCAGATCCGGCAGAACGAGCTGGAACTGGCCGAAGCCGGAAGTCCGTTGGCTGTCCAGCTGATCGGTACATACCTCCGTTACATGGATTCTGACGAGGATTTATAACTATGCCATTACCCGCAACGATTGATATTGCCAAAGAGAACCTTTTCGCCTCGATAGACGAGATGAGAGAACGTAATATTCCCGAAGTCATCCAGCAGCGCCTGCTCCGGCTTCGGGACATGTATAATTACTGGCTCCAGTACCCGCGCATACGTGAACAGGAAATCGTTCTGGAGCTTCAGAAGCGGTACAATATACAGAAATCAGCAGCTTACGAGGATATCCGTATCATCAAATACCTGCTGGGTGATCTGAACAAGGCTACCAAGGATTACCATCGATACCGGTTCATCCAGCGCAACGAAGAGAGTTACGAGATGGCCAAGCGCATGAAGGATGCCAGGGCGATGGCAGCCTGTGACAACTATTATGCCAAGTACATGCAACTCGACAAGGAGGATGCAAAGGATATGGGCTACGACAAGATTGTGGTTCAGCCTTTCCAACCTTCCACCGATCCGACGATTTTGGGCATCCGTCCGATACCGAATATCCGGCAGCGCATTGCGGATAAGATTAAGCAGTACATGAATGAAGATGTGCAGGACATCCAATTTGAGGATGCCGACTTCAACGAGGATGATATCTTCAATCCGAAAAAGTCACAGGAGGAACCTGAACCATGAGAGAATACTTTCACGAGACACAACAGCAGGTTCTTTACACTCCCGCCAAGGATATCGTATTGTGTGCCGGTCGTGGTTGGGGTAAAGGTCCGATTCATGCCGCTATCAACCTGCGTAACATGCAGCGCATGCCGGGAAGTATCACCGGCTTTGTGGCAGCCAACTGCAAACGTGCCCTCACTAATACCATCCCCTCCATGCTGATACACTGGCAGCGATGGGGATTCAAGCGTGATGTTCACTGGACGATTGGTAAGAAACCGCCTAAGTCCTGGGGATGGGGTGAGCCTATCTTCCAGCCTGACAACTGGGAGAATGTCATTTCTTTCTACAACGGTTCCATCGGCTACATCATCAGCCAGGACCGTTCCGGTACATCCAACTCCTTTTCACTGGATTACCTCGATATCGACGAAGCGAAGTACATCGACTTCGAACAACTGAAGGACGAAACCCTTCCGGCCAACCGTGGTAACAAACAGTATTTCGGACACCACTACTTTCACCATGGTATGCTGATTACTTCGGATATGCCGGTCACGAAGAAAGGTTCCTGGTTCCTGGAGTATGAGAAGAAGTGCGACCCGGAACTGATAGAGGTCATCCAGGCGACGGTACATGAGATATGGCGGACAAAGAAGCGGATTCGTGACCTTCAGGCCAAATCAGAACCGGTTCCTTTGTACCTGAAGGACTATCTGCGCACCTTGAACCGTGACGTATGCCGGATGGGTTCTGTGGCAGTTCTGTACCGCGAGTTCTCCACAATCGAGAATATGCAACTGCTGGGTGAAGCATTCATTAATCAGATGAAGCGTGACCTTCCCCCACTCACCTTCCAGACGGCCATCCTCTGCCGACGTATCGGCATCAGTCGAGACGGCTTCTACTCCAGCATGACGGAAGGGCACAAATACAATGCAACTGACTTCAGCTACCTGGACAGCCTGGAATATCAGTTCGACAAAATCAAGGAGCCTTCCTGCCTGATGGATGCTGACCTGGACAGGGATAAGCCTATCTGTATCGCTTTTGACTTCAATGCCAATATCAACTGGCTGGTAGCCGGTCAGCCGGACCGGAACAGGCTGAAGGTGCTCAAGTCCTTTTGGGTGAAGTATGAACGTAAGCTCGAGGCTCTGGTGGATGACTTCTGCAAATATTACCGGCACCAGCGGCACAAGGAAGTCATCTTCTATTACGACAGCACGGCCTTGGGTTCCAACTATGCAGTCAATGACGAAGACTTTCATTTCGTGGTGGAGCGTTCCTTTCGGGATAGGGGATGGGAAGTACGCAATGTATATATAGGAAGTCCGATGAAGCACATTGAGAAGTGGCTGCTCATCAACCGGATGTTTGCAGGTAGGGCTAGGTTATCACCATTCTTTAATGAACAGAACAATGAAGACCTGCTTATCTCTGTCCAGACTGCAGGTGTGTATAACGGCGGCAAGGACAAGCGGGGTGAGAAGCTGGCAGAGACGGAGGAAGACCAGCTTCAGGCAAGAACGGACGGTTCGGATGCCTTCGATACGTTGTGTATCGGTTGTGAACGTTTCCCCCAGATGACATTCGATATGTTTGTGACATCCTCTATGTAGTTTTCAATAAGCTAATTAGTTTTATTCTTAGGGTAAGCCCTGATGACCGTGCAGATGGTTGTCGGGGCTGTTTTTTTGTGCGCGAGTTGGCGTGTACCGTGCGCGTAGAAAGGTGTGCCGTTACATATTCCGATTTTCGAATGTTAACATCTGTTAACTGTGGCGTAGGGCGGTGGGGGGTCGGATTCCCGACGTCCGCATAAAATGCGGTGTTTGGCGGGCGTATTCGTTTGATTGTGTGCCGTTTTCGTTTCGGATGGCCGGAAAATCCAAGCAAACACCCCTGTTTTGGCCTGTTTTTTCAGGCTAATCTACTGGCTCACAATCTGCTGGCGCCCGGAAAATTCAGAGAATTTCCCGGGTAACAAGGTAGAAAGACACTCGGTAGTCTTTCTGGGCTGGAGATAGCGTTCACGCAGCGGCCCACCCGCCCCATTGCTTTCCCTACTGGCGGTATAGCTAAAGCTATGTATTGTTTGACTGCTCTTCTGTTCTTCTCTTCGGAATTTACATCGGTGTCACCTCTCACTGCCGGTTACGCCTTTTCATCACTGCAAAGGTAAATGTTGCCTGCCGTATGCCAAGTTCAGGCGCTGTTCACTGTAAAAATCTCCACCCTTCCAGGGTAGTATTCAAGGCAGGGCTTTACGGTGAAAACTTGTCTTTCACGGCTGGCAACACCTTTTGACGCAGTGTAAAAGGCGAAACAAACCGACAGCGAAAGGCGACGGAATAAAAAAACCTCAGAGAAGGAAGAGCAGAAAAAAGGCTCACTACCTCGGCTCGAGGTTCAAGAATAAAACTCTAAAAACCACTGATATGAAAACCTTTACCGAATCCATGCTAAACCAGTGCAGAAAGTACATGTTCAACTTCTTTGACTACCTGCCCACAAAATATCAAGCCAGCGCAAGAGACTGGCAGGTGAGAAAATACGTTTGGGCGTTCAAAGACGGTAAATGTGCCGTTTCAGCAGCCCAGCTTGTCGCAAAGAAAATCCGTGAGCAGTTTGGCACGTCAGTGAGTGACATGGTGTTTGTCTGTATCCCAGCCAGCAGCCAGCGAAAAAATGAAATCCGATACAGAGAGTTTTCGGAAGAAGTGGCCAGACTATCGGGAGCAGTAAACGGATACAGCCATATCACGGTAGAGGGTGAACGGCTGGCAATCCACGAGAGCAAATCAGGGAAGCACGTAAACGACGTGCAGGTAATCAACTTCGACAAGGAGTTTTTCAAAGATAAAAAAGTGCTTGTCTTCGATGATGTGATAACCCTTGGTTACTCCTACGCTCGTTTTGCCTGCCACCTTGAAAGTTTTGGCGCATCCGTTATCGGTGGAATGTTTTTAGCGAAAACCTTATTTGTCTAACAATTTAATAAACAACATTATGAAAGATTTATTCGAAATTTGCGGAGAATGCCGCCACTTGAGCGACGCAGAAGTAGTTTATCAGCTTACCAACAACAAGGAAACAAGCAATCAGGTGAACGCCATGTTAGCGAACGGTAGTAATGTGTCGATAGAAGACATTTGCAACCTGCTGACACCGGCACGCCGAGATATGGCACTGGCAGTCATTGAACTATACAAGAGAATCAAGGAACGGAAGAACAACTACAAGCGTATAACTTCCAGCGCAGATGTTTACGAAGTGATGCTTCCCTACATGGCAGACCTGAAAGTAGAGGAATGTTGGGTTATCTTCCTGAATCAGGCAGCCCGAATCATCCGCAAACAGCGTATCTCAGTCGGAGGGCTGGCGTCTACTCAGGTAGATGTAAGAGTGATTTTGCGTGAGGCCCTTTCTTGCAGTGCCACATCCATGATACTCTGCCACAATCACCCGTCAGGTAATTTTCAACCAAGTAAGGACGACGACCGTCTGACACATGCCTTACTGGAAGCCGGACGAATTATGAATATCAGGCTTCTTGACCACGTGATAGTAACGGATGAAAGTTATTACAGCTACGGAGACGAAGGTAGACTGTAGGGGCTGCAAATGGCCGTAGCAGCGTTTAGGGAGGTGGGTAGCGTCGCGGCCGCCCGCCTCCCGATTTTGCCTGCTGACACAAGCAAAATCGGGAGGCGGGGAATAAGGTATTTTGTTTTTCACGCAAAAGATTTGCGAAATGTTATAGATTTAATTACATATAATCAAACTCTTTATTGATAATATTGTTATTTTGGTGAGATTGTTAATGATTAGATAGAAGTGACTTCATTATGAGAATAAAGCATTAACTATATTTTTTATAGCCTACATATTGATTTTACAAGAAAAAAAACTGATATTTGCAAAAAATATAAAGATATTTTCTTAGCTATTCAAATAAAATACTAGCATTTATTATACTATAAATTATAAATTGAATTATGAGCAGATTGTCTAATGCCCCTTTGGTGGAGGTTATTTTTGAAATAAAATGGAATTCTACCAACAAGCAAGAAGTTGATAAATTTCAGCTACTTATAGGTGCTATGTATGCTGCATTGAAAGATTCGTATGAGAAGCCTGAAAATTTACTTCCGGATCCTAATATTCCAATACAAGCTTTTTTGAATAGACCAATTTATCGTTCTAAGAAAAATAATTCAAACTCAATTTTGTATCAGTTAGGGCCTGGTATATTATCTATTAATCATGTCGGCTCAGATTATGATTGGAATGTCTTTTATGAAGAGATTTTGAAGATAGTAAATGTTGTTAAGAACTTGTATGCATTCAATCCAAACAAAGGTATTCATATAGGGTTAAAGTATCTTGATTTTTTTGAATTTCAATTTCAAGATGAAAATATTTTCTCTTTCCTAAAAGAAAAATTTCATTTAACAATAGAATCTGAATTCATACAAAATCCTGTAGGTCTTAATTTTGAGATTGCACAAAGAGAAAATGATTCTGTTTTTAATCTAAAGATTAGTACTGGTACGCTTAATGACAGACGAAACGGATTGGTAGTTGAAAGTAAATTGAACTCTTTAAGAAGCAGTGAAGATTTATTCCCAATGTTTGAGCAAATTTTGGATGGATATCATTCAAGACTAAGTGATTTTTTCAAAAACATGACCAGAGGAGAACTCTATGACTCATTTAATAGAAAATAATTATGGATAAGGATTTTATAAATATAGTATCTCCTGAAAAGGGATGTGACACCTCCACTACGTTGGCTTATAATGGGATAAAGAAAAATTACAAGATTCATGATACACTATTATTGGGCGTATCATCTTTACTTTTTCTTTCAAGCACGAATAATCTCCCACTTCAATATAACGATTTTTGTGAAAATATAAATTGTACATACATACCAAATTCAATATGTTTTCCAGGTGAAAATGATACTTTGATGGATTCTTTCTTTATAAAGAAAAAGCGAAAGATTGCTCGTGCTAAAATTAAAAGAGAAACATTTATTTCTGACGAAGAATTAGAAAAAAGATTAAGTGATAATATTTATGTTCCTACTCATGAAGAACCGAGTATAGAGAGTTTTATAGATTATAACTCTGGTCGCTTAATAATAGGTTTGGATAAATGGCTGTAGAAAAAGTTTCACAAAGAGAAATAGTTGAGATTTATTATCGAACTCCAGAAGGTGAGGATAAAATACATCCAGCTTTAGTCCTCTCAAATGAGCAGTTATTGGAAAAAGAGGATGGTATGTTTTATGCTGTACTTATATCAACAAAGAATTACCATCCAGAATATACGATTAAAATTGAGAATGATTGGCTGAATCGTCCTATGGCGAAAGAATCTTATTTTGTGACTCATGTTGTTACATTTTTTAAATTGAAAGATGTTATACAAAGTAGGAATACATTCGTGAAATCAAAATACTTTGATAAGGTTTTGGCAAAGATTATCGATAGTATATTTGATGTTCAAATATTTTTTGATGAAGACGATGACTAAGTGTAATAGAAATAACCTAGCGTAAATATAGTCACTATTTAATTCAACACTTTACTTTCACTGAGAAATAAAAGGAGCCTCATTGTAGGCTCCTTTTTTATTGGATTTTTTGCCCTCCTCTAAACATTTTATTACATTTGGACTATTATTTTTATAACAAATTTAATAGACACAAATGGAAACACAAGATTTTGTTGCAGTAGACTTTGAAACCATGACACCGGAGCTAACAAGTGCATGTTCAATAGGGTTGGTAAGAGTGCATAACGGGGTTATCAGTCAGAAGTTCTATTCACTTATCAAACCCATACCTGACTCTCGGACCGAACGTAATACCCATGTACACGGACTGACAGATGAGATGGTAGCCGATGCCCCCACTTTCGCAGAACTGTTCCCTTTGATACAATCCCTCATTGAGGATCTTCCGATAGTCTGTCATAACAGTTCCACAGACATCAATGTCTTCAGGTACTGCATGGGGTATTATGGACTGACCGGGTTGAATCTGGAAAATTACGTTGATACTTTGGATTTGTATGGAAAAGGTCTGAAGGCTTGTTGCGAGGAAAACGGAATCATATTGTCCAATCATCATGATGCTTTGGCCGATGCTGAAGCTTGTGCCAAACTGTATCTGTGTTACAATGGACGGGTTTCAATGGATCAGGCACACTACAGCCTGAAGGAAGTGATGGCTAATAAGGAGGCGCGCAAGTATGAACATGATACTCTGATGCCTTTGTCAAGTGATGAAGTTGAAAATAAGGATACGATATTCTTCCAGAAGAAGGTGGTGATTACAGGTACTTTTTGTGCTTATCCGGACCGTGATGAACTCGGTTCTATTCTAAAATCATTTGGAGCTGACATAAATACAACGATTTCCGGCAAGACTAATATTGTCATCATCGGAGAGGGCGCCGGACCTTCAAAGCTCAAGAAAATTGAAGAGCTTAAGGCTAGAGGAAAGGATATCCGACTCATTTACGAGAATGAATTATGTAGTATTATGAACGAATTAAATAATAATTGAGAATATGGCAATCAAGAAAGACAAAGTGAACCTGACTTATGATGCTTTATGGTTCAAAATTTTTATGGATAGTGGTGAAATGACTTTCTATAATCGGGAGATTTTTATCTCTCCAGGTATGGCTGGTAGACTGGATATTTTCATGCAACTATTGGGTAATGTTGGTGGATATGCTCGTACAACGAATTTCGAGAAAGATATAAATGTGGTTGTCTTCTCGGATTTCTTGATGGATAAGTATAAGAATGGAGAAAAGGATGAGTTTTTCCAAATGTTGGAGGATTTGATTAATGGAAGTTCAACTCCATATCGGAAATTAAGATTTACTACAGAAGCTTTGGTAATCGATCTCTTAAATAATCGTGCTACAGGTCAATTGAAACAGAATAAGAAAGATTATCAAGATGAGACTAATTCAGCAGAATTAAAAGAAAAAATAGCTAAGGGCATAGAAAGGGATGAGCTGATGCTAAGCATGATTAAGAAGTATAAGGATTCTACTAAGCAGCCGCAACAGCAGAGTTTATTTTAACGTTTAGGCTATGGAAGAAGAAAAGCAAAAAGAGAAAGAACAGAAGACCTGCTTTGTCATAATGCCCATTAGTGATGTAGATGGCTATGAGAAAGGACATTTTGGACGGGTATATGAATACCTGATAAAACCGGCATGTGAAGCGGCCGGATATAAAGTAGATCGAGCCGACGACACGTCTAAAACCAATATGATAATCGTGGACATCTTGCAGAAGGCGGTGAAGTATGATATGGCTATATGCGATATCAGTTCTCGTAATGCAAATGTATTCTATGAGTTAGGTTTTAGGCAGGCTTTCAATATGAAAACGGTATTGATTAAGGATAAAAAAACGGTTATGCCTTTTGATATATCAAGTATCAGGACTTTATCTTATAGCGAGACCCTCAGAATTGATGAAGTTGAAAAGGGACGTGCTGAAATACAGAAAGCATTGGAGGAAACAGAAAAGGCTGATTCCAATGATGTCAATTCATTGATTAGACTGTTATCTATTAATAAGGCTGAAATACCTAAACAACAAAATTTGTCAGTAGATACTAGTATAATTTTAAATGCTATAAATGATTTGAAGAATAAAGTAGGGGGTGACTTATGTGGAACTTTTATTATTAATGACCAATTTATTTCTATTGGTGATGATGTCTCATTTGTTAATGGGGAAAATGATGGTTTTACGTGCGGAAAATTTATGGGTAGCACAAATAATTGTTATGTTGTAAAATTGCCAAATAATCAAACGGCATTTATTGATAAAAATGGTAAAGCCGCTGATACTTTGAAATTACTTCCATTTTAATCTTGAATTCTCAGGCGGAAACTCCAAAAAGTTTCCGCTTTTTCTTTTGCCAATTCAAAACAAAAACATACATTTGCACCGATCTCCATTTTGTGTAGGCGACGATGGCTCGCCAAATATCTTTGCTGCGGGCATTTTTTATGTCCATAGCTTTGCTATATACCTATAGGGTTCCGACCCCCGTGTGGAGCGTTAATGCGCCCACTGCCTGCACAAGGTGGAGATCAACGGGAAAGCGGAACCTTTTTTGTTTCCTTTCCCGTAATTAACCAACATATTGTTTCATTTTAATTGATCTCCAAAATGAAAAATCAAATTGCATTGCCTGTACGCCAGGCAAAAGAAAGCCGTATATCGTTATGGCTTAAAAAAGAGAATCGGTTCTTTACTTTCCTGCTCGAGGAAAAGGTTACTAACTACCGTGCCCTGCTGTTCTGGCAGCTGGTGATTTCCTTCGCTCTCTTAATCGGTACCGTATTCGCCCATCCGTTGGCGGCTGTTGCAGTTACGCTGTGGTTCGGTCTGTCTGTTGGTCAACTTAAAAAAGCTGAGAGGTATGGCAGATAAGTCAGTTTACAGAATAGAAAAGACCGTTGTCTACGAAGATGGCAAGGTCTTCAATGAATGCTTCTCTATCCAGTTTTACAAGAAACAGATACTGTATTGTATGCGTGAAGAACTGATAGAACTTCATCAACTGATATCTTTGGCATTGAATGACAGAAAGGAGGTTTCGGATGAACAAGAAAGCTGAATTTGACGAAACGATACTCATCCGGTACCTGAAGCATTATCTGCCCGGTAAACCCGGCGATGAACGGGTGATATACAAGACGACACAGCAGATCCAGGATGAACTGGCCGATATGGTGGAGATGGGCATCAATGACATAGCCAGACACCTGCATGAATTGGGCTATGAGGTGGGGTTGTCACCGGACAACCGGCCGGCATGGATCCTGATGGAACATTGATATTTTTTTCTACATTTTATAGGAGGGCGTGGCGCTGGGATAGCGTTGCGCCTTTTGTCTTTTTAGCCCTTTCTGCATCCGTATATCTTTGAGAAAAACAACGAAAATGCTTACTGTCAAACAAGATATACCGGATTTTGTACTGTCTTCGCAGTTGGACAATTTCATCATCGGAGCGGATAAACAGGTGACGTTCACCTTGAAGAAGGAGAGTTCTGTCATCCTGCAGGAAACCTATACACCGGATTCGAACCAAGAAATCAACGTGTTGGACCTGTTCTCGCTGATGGAACCTTATCTACTTTCCTCCCAGCTGCTGCAGTTTAGCTATTCCCTGTCCGCTTCCGGAGAAACGGCGGTCAACAAATCCTTCATTGTCCTGTTATGCCGGCACATTGTCCCCTGTTCGGCGGATGATTTTGTAAACGGTTATTTCCTGACAGCTTTGGCCGGACGTGACAAGGTGACTTCGTTTGAGCGCACGGAAACGCTGTATCTGACTACCGGTAAACTGGCTTCCGGAGGTACCACCATCCCGATAATGGTAGAATGTGTCTTTGTCAATGACCGGAACCAGCTGCTTTCTTCCACCCGTTCCCTGGGTAACGTGGCCGATTACGGCATCCGGTCCGTAGATGTGTCTCCTTCCCGGTTCACCCAGTCCGGCTACCGGCTTTTGCGTTATACCGTTCTGGCAGGTGCCAGAAGATTGACTTTCCGGGTGGATCATGGGGAACCCGAAACAGTGGGACTGAAATTCCGTAACTCGTTCGGTGTGCTCGAAACATTCTATTTTGTGGGGGGAGAAACGGTGGAACCGGAACTGACCCGCAGCGCTTCCTATTTCAGCGGCCGGTATCGGACCTATCATGTGGACGAGCAGCGCAAGCACACGGTCAGTACCGGATTCATCCCGCAATCGATGTATCTTTTGGCCGATGACGTGGCAAGGTCTTGCGAAGTCTACCTGATGGATAGTTCCGGAGATATTCCGGTCACAATCATCGAAAGCGATACGGGCCGGAACGATGCCGATGACGGGCTGTTCTCCTTTACGGTGACTTATATCCATGCATCCCGGTGCCAGCAGCGTATGGAGTTGTTGCCGGACATTTTCGATGACTCATTCGATGACACATACAATTAAAGCCTATGAACGTAATACATATCAAAGACGCATTAAGGCTGCTCGAGTCCGGGCAGCCCTGTAACCTGAAGCTTTGGAAACTCAGTACAGGGGACATCCTGGAGTACAAGGGAGCAACCTGTATAGGCTCCCATTGGCGGGGCGGTACACATCGGGTACGTCTCCCGAACTCCGGGCTGATACGCAGCTTCCGGGATATAACGCTCTTCGAAATTAACAACATGACGATTTACCTATAAACGACGATTATGGACAAGACAACTTCACAATACGATGCCGCATTCATACCAGGGGAGATTTTTAATATCGAGGTCTCGAACGTGGCCACAGAAATGGCTTCCGTAACGGACAGTAGTCTGGTATTTGATGAAGACGCGGATATTCAGACGACACCGGTTCCTGGACGGAACGGCATGGAGTATGTCAATTTCGGGACAGACAACCAGTTGCCGTTTGAGATTATCAAGATGATTGGAGTGGATGAGGTGATGAGTCAGAACAAGCTGTTCAATGTCATCACCTGTTACGGTGCCGGTCTGAAGTACATGGACGTGGATACCGAGAAGCCGACCAGGCATCCGGAAATCAGAAGATGGATGCTGCGGAATAGTCTTCCGACCTTTCAGCTCGAGCAGGCTACCGACATGAAGTATTTCTTCTTCTGTGTGTCGGTAATCATCCTGTCCAAGGACGGGAAACAGATTAACCGGCTTGTACATAAGGAGGCTTGCTACTGCCGTTTCGAGAAAGCCAAGAACGGCAAAATCAACCATGTGATCTATGCGAACTACCGGAGCAATACGACACTGGAACCAGGAGATTATGAAGTGATTCGCCTGCTCGACCCGCGCGACCCGATGGGGGAACTTATGGTGTTGATGGGGCGGGAACCTGGACGTGATGGCGAGACCAGAGTAAGAACCGGTGAGCGGAAATTCGCTATTCTGGTACGTTTCCCTACTCCGGGATTCCAATACTATCCCATACCGTATTACACCAGCATTTTCCGGGGAGACTGGTACGACATCAAACGGCTGATAGGAAAAGGCAAGAAGGCAAAGCTCCGGAATCATGCCAGTGTAAAGTACCAGGTCGAGGTACATAAGGATTACTGGAGTAACATCTGTGCTGAAGAGCATATCACGGACCCGCTGAAGAAGCTGGAACGCATCAAAAAGGAAAAGGAGAATATCAAGAACTTCGTTTCCGGTATCGAGAACTCCGGGAAGGTATGGATTACCGGTTATTACATTGATCCGAATGGACGGGAAGTGAAGATGGTACGAATCAATGTCATCGAGGCCGGGAAGGAGGGAGGCGACTGGAGCGAGGATATCCAGGAAGCCAGCAATATCACCTGTTACGGCGACAACATCCATCCGAATCTGGTAGGCGCTACGCCTGGCAAGAGTCAGAGTAACAACTCCGGTTCGGATAAACGTGAACTGTTCACGCTCAAGCAGGCTCTCGAGATACCTTTCCATGACCTGATGAATATCCCTCACAACATCGTGATAGAATATAATGGCTGGAGTGAGAAAGTATATCCGGATGTTCCCATGGTGCTGCTTACTACCCTTGACCAGAATACGGATGCAAAAGTAAAAACCTCTCATATTTCACAGACAGATGATAATAACTAAAGAACAATTCGAACAGATCGTATCATCGGCCACGAACTCCACATCTGAAGTGTTCGATATGATTTCACCGCATCTTCAGGATGTGGAGCTTCAGCTGCGGAATGAACTGCTTGGTGATACGGCCGACAATATGGACAAGGTTCCGGGACTGGAAGCTTGTGTGATGAAACTTATCTGCTTGCGCACGTATGCCGAACAGATACCTCAGCTGGATTTGGTTCTTACCCCAACGGGGTTTGGCGTTGTTTCTAACCAAAATCTGGCTCCGGCTTCCGCAGACAGAGTGAAGAACCTGCTGCAGCAGGTCGTAAATGCTTACGAAGATACCTATGACCGATGCCTGGAGATGTTGGTCGGTACCGACTGGGCGGATACCGCATTGGCCCGTGTGAATATTCCCAACCTGATTTATACGGCCAGACAGTTGAAGCTGTACGCCGATTTCCCGTCGGCAGACGTTCATCGCTCCAAACTGATTGAGCTCCGGACAAGGATGTATCAGGCTGAAGAGAAGATTATGCAGCACGTATCGGCTGAGTTCTTCGAGCACATGCTGGAACAGGCACGGCACAACGCTTTCACCAAAGAGGAGTCCGCCATGGCCGACTACATGTGTAAGTTCATCGGTTTCTGCATCGCCAAAAACTGGCCGGCAGCAAAGAGTATGCTGGAGCGCATCGAGAACTATGCGGAATCCAAGGTGGAGGTATTTGTCAGCTACAAGGATTCGGCAGCTTATAAGGTCAAACATTTTGAAACTTACCGAAATGAAAAGGAAGATTCCACATACTTTTTCGGGTAGGGTACTCGATTTCCGGTTTCCTACGGCATGGCAGCAGCTCAACCAGGAACAGCTTCGGTATGTGTTCCTGGTCATTACCCTGTTTTCTCCGGTCAAGGCAAAGACCTACGTCTTTATGCGATTCACTGGCATCCGTATCCGCAAGCGGGTAAAAGAAGGCTGGCTTTGCACATTCCGCCTGAACTGGCGTAAGAAATTAAGATTCATCCTGCAGGACTGGCAGGTTCATAGTTTTCTCCGGCAGATCGATTACATATCCAAACCGAACACCTGTCCCGTCCGACTGGATAAGATGGGCGGCCGGTATGCCATCGATGCAAAGCTGCACGGATTGAGTTTTGAAGACTACCTGTGTTGTGAGAACCATTACCAGGGCTATCTGTATTCTCAGGATGTATCACAACTTAAATCCTTGTATGGCTTCCTCTATAAAAAGAAACCGGGCTTCAGGGGTTCATTGAAAGCTGCCTTCTCTCGAATCAAGGGATATGAACTGGTTTCCATATTTCTTTGGTGGGGAAGCATCAAACTGTATTTCGCTTCGCTTTTCCCTCATTTCTTTCAACCGTTCCAGCGGATGGATGATGCTGATCAGCCGGAAGTGCCCGACCTGATGGGCGCGATGAACGCCCAGATCCGGGCGTTGACCGGCGGCGATGTGACGAAAGAGAAGGAAGTGCTGCAGATGGACTGCTGGCGGGCCTTGACAGAATTGGATGCAAAAGCACACGATATTCAAGAATTAAAATCTAAACAGAAAAATGGACACAACTAGATTCTTTGACGGCCATGCTTATTTCACGGAACTGACAGAAAAGAATAAGCTGGCCAAGGCGAACGCATTCTTTCCATGTTCCTGCAGTGGTATCAATTCACTCCAGGATGTACTCGATAACTTCCGTAAACGGTCTGCCTTTATCTGCATCGATGATACCAACGATGCTGCCGTCGAACAAATCGGGGGTGGCTGGTTCAAGAAACGTACCTTCACGGTGTTTCTTCTTATCCGGTACAAATACGATGACATGACCGACCGGGCGGAGAAACTGGACATCTGCCGTCAGCTCTTCCGACAGTTCCATTCCCGCATGATCCGTGACAAGTATATCTACGAAGATTTGGATTTATCCTTCCTGAATGTGTCGCGTATCTATGCCCGTGAGCTTGGAGAGTATTTCATTTCCGGATGCACGGGCTTATATTTCATGGTTGAGCTGACAGAACCGACTGATTTATGTTACAAGGAGGACGAGTGGGATGGCTAGAGGATGGCATGGAATGAATACAGGGTGGCACAGCCTTGATTCAGAGGAAAAACGGAAAATGGCAGAAAAAGCGACCCCTGAAGATCGCTTAAAATACATGAATGCATGGTCTGAGATGATGGTAAATATCTGGCGTGAGAAGATAGAACGATTGCACGTAATAGATACATATACTTTGCATCGGCAGATTACTGAGAATGTAGCAGGATCAACAGATTTCGCGACCATACAGCACAAATTCATGGAGTATGGTATATACCAGGATTGCGGTACTGGAGTTGGATATAAAAGAGGTAATCAAGGTTACCTTGAGGTGTTGGATTATAGATATCGAGAGGAAAATAGGCTGGATATTCCACGAAAAAGAGGCCCAGGCTGGGGAGGTGGTTATACTTCGGGTGAAACAAGGTATCCTCGAGAATGGTTCTCACGTCCATATTATGCTTCAGTTATGGTATTAAAGGAACAGATGGCGTACATGTATTCTGAAGAATTTTGTGGATTGATTGTGGATGCCATTCAATATAACGAGAGAATAAGAGGGACGTCCTTAAGAAATCGTCTTTGGGGCTCTCATTGGAAGAATAAGAACAAGTATTCTTTTTGATGTCTTTTTGAAATCTACTACGTTAAGTTTACTTCGTAAAAAAGAAGATATTATGGCAACAAAAACTTTCGAAGAACTAAAGCAGCTGGCTATACAGATTCGTGACGAGAAAACGAACAAGCAGAATACAGCGACCCGCATCGGTACACAGATGTTGGAACACCTCAATAAGCTGGAACAAGATTACTATGATAAGACAGCGACAGATGAAGAACTGAAGCAACGGGATGAGAAACTGACCGAATTGTCCTCGAATTTAAACTCAATTAAGTCCTCTCTTTTGAATCCGATTTCTAAAAAGGAGAATTACACTCCTACAAATTATGAAGGAGATTATATTGAACTCAAGCAAGTTAAGGGGCACAGATACAGAATATCATTTCAGACAAACTCACCTCTAAATCAGGAGAGTTTTTATATACAGTTGTGGAATAAACCTGACCAGACAAGCTTGAACAAAAACTTTGGTAATGTTTTTGGAACTAATGATACAAGTAAGGAACTTATCTTTGAATTTGAGGCAGTATCTGACGAGTTAGTATATATTCGACTGGGATATTACAAGTCGGGTGGATTTGAGACAAATATTTTTGCATCGTATTACTTGTTTGACTTGAATGAGAAAGAGTATTCTATCGATGATTTATCATCATTCATTTACGCAAATATAACACAATATGATGTGATTAATGATGATGAATTGACGGTTGCATTAGAAGAAAATAAGATACTTTTATCAAATGGCGAAACAAAAGAATTTGTCGGATATTATACATCTGATTTTATAAATAATGATGATGCATTAAATAAATATGTATCTTTCAGTGCTACAAGGGTTTCACGGTCATTTTGTAATGTGTGTTATTACCACAGAGGTAGATTTGTATATGGATTCAATTTTATTGGTGTTAAGACAATAACAATACCTCAATTCTTTTCTGTCAGAATCTGTAGCCAAGATTTGTCAAACAACATAAAAATCGGGTATGAACTAGAACTTAATAATTTAGAGATAAACTCAATTAAGTCCTCTCTTTTGAATCCGATTTCTAAAAAGGAGAATTACACTCCTACAAATTATGAAGGAGACTATATTAAGCTCAAGCAAGTTAAAGGCCACAGATATAGAATATCATTTCAGACAAACTCACCTCTAAATCAGGAGAGCTTCTATATACAGTTGTGGAACAAGCCTGACCAGACAAGCCTTAACCGAAACTTCGGCGATGTTTTCGGTACGGATGACACAAGTAAGGAACTTATCTTTGAATTTGAGGCAGTATCTGACGAGTTAGTATATATTCGTCTTGGATATTACAAGCCAAGTGGATTTGAGGCAAATATTTTTGCCTCATACTACTTGCTTGATTTGAATGATAAAGCGCTACAGAGGTTATATAGACCGAGACCACTTGAAGGCATGAAAATAAGCTGGTATGGTACATCAATACCAGCTCAGGGATACCCACAGAGAGTAGGATATTTAACTGGTGCTATAGTTACTAATGAGTGTCAAGGTAGCTCTTCATGCCGCAGGGGAGCAAAAACTACTGAATATGGTTCTGACCCCTATCGAATAAAGGGATTAAGTTGGCCCGTACCTGTGTATGGTCTTATGATGTCTGCGGTTGAAAGGGATTCTATTTTTTCAAATTGGAAAGAATACGCAGACACTTGGGGAGGCGTTTATGAAGGAGAAGAAGGAGCACCAACAAATAGCAAACCGGCTGATATAAATGACGGGCAGCATGAATCTTTAAAATCCTTATTGAGAGATTTATGTTACGACGTAAGAGTCGCTCGACATTGTGGTATTAATCATAAATATAACACTAAAGATGTAGATGTATCAGATTTATATGTAATAGAGCATTGTTATAATGACGTGCAATCAATGTTTAAAGACGCTGAAAATGATTTTATGCAAATACCATCTGACCCTTATGACGTTAATAGTGTAATTGGTTCGATAAACGCTCTAATTAAATATATTTATGAAAAAAACTCCAGAGCATTAATATGCCTAATCTCACATTATGAATGCGAAAAAGAAACAGGTTCTCATTGTAAAAAAGCAATAGAGATAGTTTCAGATTTCTGGAAAATACCTCTACTAAAGCTGTATGATATATCTGGTATTTCTCAAAAAATAATACAGTCTCAAGGATATTGGGGTATTGATTACAAATGGAACAAATCTGGATTTACATTTACATCAAGTGGAGAAAATTGGACATCTAACAATAGAGCGTTTATGTACCAAATGGTGACTGGGCCATCATGTTCTGGTAGTATAAGCGGTAACAACATTACAGGGACAAACGCGTCTGAATTAAAAGAAAGGCTTGGTATAACAGAGGGGAATGGGAATGCAATATGGCATCCGACAAGACAAATGCAAATTTTGATGGATGATTTGCATCCTTTGACTGAAGATGCAAAGAATTACTTTGCTAAATTGATTACAAAGTTTCTTATCTCTAATTTTTCCAATTAGGCAGGCAGTAGAATAACTTGGTAAGTTTTACCATCGCCCCCTAGTTCGGTAAGTTTATAATCATTCAAAATAAATCACTTATGACTTCAGCCCTGCAAGATGTATTTTGTAGGGCTTTGTCTTTTTATGCCAGCCTGGGTGACAATACATTTGGGAAAACACTTAAAAACATGGAGAAATATGTAGGTTTTATTACACAAGACTTACGGGCTGGAATAGCTATCATCTTTGTCTGTTGTATATTGATTTGCGTTGCTTGTTTATTGGATTTGTGGACAGGTATTGATGCCGCACGTGCGAACAAAGAAAAAATCCGTAGTAAGCCTTTGCGTAAAACGGGGATGAAAATAGTGGATTACTTCAGGCTGGTCCTTTTCTTTATTCTGATAGACATACTTGGTTTATGTTTCCCGTGGTATGCATTGCCGTATGGAGCCGTAATAGGTACGTTGGGAGTACTGATTGTGGAAGGCTGGTCAATTGTTGAAAATCTACGGAAGAAAAAAAGCCATGCTGCAGAAGTAGCGGACATGGCTGTAAGGATCATGGAATGTGCGTCACCAGATGAAGCTAAGAAAATTATACAAACCATAAAAGAGGAGGTTAAAAGATGAAAAAGTTACCACGAGGATTGCGGAATAATAATCCAGGTAATATCCGCAATTCAGATGCAACAGACTGGCAGGGTGAAGTTCCTGCAAACAAGAAGAAAGACAACTCCTTTGAAGAGTTCGAAGACATGGCACACGGCTATCGGGCATTGATTAAATTACTACAGAACTACCGTCGGAAATACGGATGCCAGACGATTGCAGATTTCATCAGCCGCTGGGCACCCAGAACCGAAAACAACACATCAGGCTACATATCACGCGTATGTAAGGAGATGCAGGTACCGACAAGCTACGTCCCGGATGTGGATGACAAGACAACCATGTGTGCGTTTGCGGCCGCAATTTCCTTGGTGGAGAATGGTATACCGGCTGTAATGGCAGATGTAGAAAAAGGATGGGCATTGTTATGAGAGCTTTAATCATACTTTTTTTCTTCTTTGTGTGTGGTTCGGTGTTTCTCGGATGTAAATCCGGGAAGCACCTTACTTCAGGTAGTCACACACAGATCATCGTGCATGATAAACTCGTACCGGTGTTCCGTCCGGCTGATTCCGCTTCCATCCGGGCCTTATTGGAGTGCGACTCAAACGGACGCGTCGTTCTTTCCTGGCTTGATATGGCTCAGTCCGAGAATGCACGACTTCGGTTTAAGTTGGACTCCATGGGGAATCTGCTGGCAGACTTCAAAGTCCCTTCAGATACGGTTTACATTCCAGGAAAAGACAGTACGGTTATTAAAGAGAAAGTCAAGACAGTAGAGATAGAGAAAGATCTTACTTCATGGCAAAGATTCTGTATCGGGTTTACTGTATTTGCGATAATATTCATTGTGCTGCTTGTCGGCTTCAAATTTCGTTCAATTTTAAATTTCTTCAGATAATATGGCTATAGACCAGGTAGCAACCGTCGAAGTCCGCGTAAACGGTGAAGAAGCAAAGCAGGAACTAAAGAATCTGGAGGCAATAGCATCCGGATTGAAAAAGGAACTGGCTGATGCGTACAAAGCCGGTGATACGTCGAAAATCAAGCAGGTCACTTCCGAACTTCGGAAAACGGAAGCACAGATCAAGACGTTAAAGAAAGACACCACGGCACTTACCGAGGTGATGAACAACCTCGACAAAGCGACTCCGAAAGAACTTCGTGCCACCCTGACGGCAATCAATCGCCAGCTGAACAGTGGACACATCAAGCGAGGATCTGCGGAGTGGAAATATTACCAACAGCAGGCTAAACTGGTTACAGCTGAACTTCAGAAAATCAAGACAGAAGTTCAGGAGACAGAAGGGTGGCTCACCAGTTTCAATAACGGTTTGAGTAAATGGGGCGGTTTGCTTGCTACAGGTGCAGCCACCATTACAGGTATGTCCATGGCATTGAATACCCTCCGCAAGAATCGGGACTCTAAAGAATCCTCCCAGGCGGAACTGAAGGCTTTGACTGGATTGGATGATGAATCTATCCAGTGGCTTACGAAACAGGCCGAGCAACTGTCCACTACCATGGACGAGTCCGGCCTGCGCATCCGTCAGTCATCCGACGAAATTCTTCAGGCATACATGCTCATCGGTTCCAAGAAACCGGAGCTGCTGAAGGACAAGGAAGCACTGAACGCGGTTACCATTGAAGCGATGCGTTTGGCTGCAGCCGCCAAAATCGATTTGAAGGATGCCGTGACAGCTACCACAGTATCTTTGAACATGTATGGTGAATCTGCTGATCAGGCAGCTCGCTATGTGAATGTACTGGCTGCAGGTTCCAAAGAAGGTGCAGCCGATGTGTCAGCCCAGGCAGCAGCGATTAAGAATGCAGGTGTGGCTGCAGCTGGCGCCGGAGTCAGCATCGAAGGTTTGCAAGGTACTATACAGATGTTGGCGGAGAAAGGACTGGAGGCGGAACCGGCCGGTACCGCACTCCGTAAATTCTTCTTGGTATTGCAGACCGGTCCGGATGAAACAAATCCGAAAGTGGTCGGCCTTCAGACAGCGCTTGAGAACCTGAATAAGAAATCTCTGACAGCGGCACAGATTCAGGCCATGTTCGGTGAAGAGGCATTCTCAGCGGCTACCATTCTGATAGATAATGCAGACAAGGTTCAACAATATACCGAGGCTGTTACAGATACGAATATTGCCATGGAACAGGCTGCCATCAACTCCGATACCAATGAGGCGAAAATGGCTCAGTATCGAAATCGTATTAAAGAAGCTGGAATTGAATTGGCAGAAAGGTTAAATCCTTCGTTGTCAATGCTTACTGGTTGGACGACAAAAATCATAACTACTTTGCCAACCCTTATAGATTGGTTTGTCAAATATAAGGGGACAGTTATCGGAAGCGCAGCTGCTTTGGCAGGGTTAATTGCGTATAAAAAGGTTGATGTAGCATGGTCTAAACTGCAGGTTTTATGGAATGAAAAAGTATTGGTTTCTTTGGGTAATCTATTCAAACTGATAAAAGCAAATCCTTGGGCTTTTTTAATTGTTGGAGTTGCTGCTGTTGTAGGTAAACTTATCGATTTAAAACGGGAACAGGACGCTTTGACTGAAAGTCAGAAAACAATGGCAAGAATATCAAAAGAATCAGCAGAGAAGTATACTGAGCAGGAAGCTAGAATCAGAATGTTATCCAATACAGTTAATAATAGTAACTTTTCTTATAGAGAGAGGTTGCGTTGCTTAAATGAACTGAAAGATATTGTTCCTGGATATAATGCTACATTAGACGAAGAAGGACGATTGATGAATAGCAATACGGATGCTATTAAGGATTATCTTATACAACTGGAGAAACAGATTAAGATGGAAGCTGCTCGGGAAGAACTTGCGGAATTATATAAGAAGCAACGGAAGATGACCAATGAACAGAAAGAACTTGAAGTTGAAGTAAAAGATGCCAAAGCCTCTGTTAATGCAGCTAATTTTGCAGCCAGCCGAAGATCTCAAGGTTTAGGAACTTCAGGGACTAGAGCTTTATCTTCAGGGATGGATGCTGGAGTTAGGCAGGCAACAGACCGATTGAATAAGGCTAACCAAGCTTTAAGCAAGACGAAACAGCAGTTACAAGAGATTAATCAGGCTATAAAAGATGTGAATAATGAAATAGCTCAAAATACTATTATCTCACCGAATACTGAGGATATCAAGACAGAAAATCCTACTCCTGTTGTACCGGTAAATCAAAATGATGATAAAAAGGAGAATCCCTTGGTTATAGCTGAAAATAAACGTTACTACGATGAGTTAGCAGATCTGAAGAAATCTTACCTGGCCAGTGACGAGATGACACAGCAGGAATACACTCGCTTCATGGAAGACCTTGAGATGCGCCACCTAGAGAACATGATGGCCATTGCCGGGCTAGAACCGGAAAAGCGTCAACAGATCGAGCAGAAAATACTTGAAATGCGAATCAAGTTTAAAGAGGAATGTGCCCGGTTGGAACAGGAAGATGCTAACAAAGCATCCGAAGAAGCTTTTACCAGGATGGAAAAACAATACCAGCTGGAAGTTCAGGAAGCTACTCGGAAGCATTATGATAGTCTTTCATCAGAAGAGGAATATTATCAGAAATTAGAAGATATTCAACGAAAATATTATGAAGACGTTTTAAACTCGACTCAGATCTCGGAGAAAAGAAAATCTGAAATACAACAACAGATTGAGAAACAGAATCTTTCTAAGTCTGAAAAGAATTATAACGAGCACAAAGAAAAGGTACGTAGTACATTACAGATGGCGCAAGAGATTGGCAAGGAGTTTGGTACTACATTTGCAGATTTGGTAACTGACTCAGAGGCTACTTTAGGTGACTATATGAAGGCTACCGTTAACCTGATACTTGAAACATTACAGAAGATCATGATTGCTTCTATAGCTGAAACCCAAATAAAAAATATTACTTCATTAGGATTCTTGGGATTGGCTAAAGCTGCAGGTGAGGTAGCATTGATTACAGCGGCTTTTGAAACGGCAAAAGCTTTGATAGGCAGTTTCTATACCGGTGGGTATACCGGTGACGGCCGATGGGACGAACCGCGTGGAGTTGTACATGCAGGTGAATTTGTAGCCAATCGATATGCTGTTAGCAATCCGGAGGTCCGACCGGTTCTAGACCTGATTGACCAGGCACAACGTAATAATACCATCGGATCTTTGAAGGCATCGGATATCTCAATGGTGTCCAATCCTGTAATATATCGTGAACCTGGGCAGACAATTATCCAACAGGATGAAGGCTTGATTATCATGTTAAGGCATACCAATGATGTCATAACAAAATTGAGTAAAAAGTTGGATGAACCTATTTTGACTTATACCAAGGCAACAGGTAAAATGGGTATTAACGAGGCCCAGAAATTGGTTAAGAAAATGAATAACAATGCTTCAAGATTAAAGATATGACGCGCCTTTTTATAGAGGGTAGAGAAGTTGCACTTCCATCTGACCTTGTATTGGATTTCTATTCTCAAAATCCGTTTTTTACTAAAAACGGGGATTATACTTTTGATATGGATATAGACCTTGCACATCCCAATAATAGATTGATTTATCAGTCAATAAATCGGTTGGATGTAACCAAAAGACCGACAAACCGATCTGCGGTGCTGATGTGTGGACCTATGGAAATTATCAGAGGCACTGAAGTTATCCTTTCGATAGAAGATAATATTGCCAAAATACAGATAGTCGGTGGAAACAGCGAACTGAATTACTTGAGCGGAGGAGAACAGACCCTTAGGCAATTGGATTTAGGAAATGTCACCGTATCTTCTAGTGAGCAAAATAATTTGAACAGAGTCTACCCGAATGTCAACCATGTCTGCTGTCCGGTACTATCTGAAAGAGGAACTTATGACATCTCTGGATTTACAGATAAAAATGATGTGTTGTATAACGAACTTGAATGGGATACCCGAAATGGGTATGTCTATAAAGAAAATACGCAAATGGTCACACAGCCATTTTTATTATATTGTATCGACAGGGTTGTTGCAGCATTGGGATATACGATAGTTGAAAACATATTGTTGAATGATGACCTGGCTTGTAGACTGATTGTTGTAAATGGTATCAAATCGTCACAACTGAATAGAATACTTCCTAAATGGAAGGTTGATGAATTTCTTACGGAAATTGAAAAATTCTTTAATGTGATATTTTTTGTAGACCAAACGCATAAGGAGGTCCGTATATTAAGGGTGTATGATTATTATACGAATACTCCCATTCAAGAGATTGACGATGAAGATTTGATTGATTATGGTGAAAAGAAATATGACCAGGAGGAATCTCTTTACATCACTTACAATAACATAAACTACAATCTTCCATCTTCAAAATGGTACCGTTACCAATATTTGAGTAATGATATCAAGGAAAAATGTGAACAGAAAAATATAACTTCTGGAGAGATTGAGTCAATTGTAATAACAAATGAACCGTACACTTTATGGAATGTGACAGATTTCGGAGTTAAAATTGTCCAGTCTCAGTTACAGGAAACCAATGGAACATTTGTCTGGTGGGAAATTGCAGATATGCTTGGACCGGTTGTAGATGACAATTCAGACAATGAATGTGAGTTGAAAATTATTCCTGCAGAAATCTTTGCGAATAATATTTGGACAGAATCGGCAGATTTTGGTGGAACTAAATATTATACCGGTTGGTTGACACATGCTGTTCCGGTAATTGCAAATGTGAAAGAAGCAGAGACACAAAAGTTTCTTTATCAGGAGATAGAAAATGGAGTTCAAGAAGAAGAATCGGATGATTCACACATCTTTATATCTATTTATCTTGGTTTGAAACCATATCTTTATAGTGCAATTGATGATGTTGAACAACCGGGTGTGGAATCTATACTGATACCCCATGCTATTGCATTTCCATACATTATCCATAAGAACAGATTATCGGGAGGAAGCAAAATAACTAAATATGATACAAATCTTACATTAAGTATAAAACCGGATGTTGGTTCCGGCACATGGTCAAGATACTATGCTTCCAATATTCAAGTTGATACAAAAACTGAATATGTGTTTCAATTCAGGTCTGATAGGATATATGATTCGAAATCTATATTCCTGATTCGAAATAAGAAATACTACTGTAAGGAACTGCATTATACGATCAATGCCGAAGGACTGGAAAAGATTGTGGAGGGAACCTTCTATCTAATACCATAATATGAATTTCATTTTTAATCTTGGTTATGAATGCCTGGTTTGTGAAAATCGGGCATTTTTTACAGGTTCCCTTCAAAGTGTTTAGTTTCCTCGTGTACTGTCATGTCACTTCCTTTAAGATATTTATTGGTGGTGGATATGTCGGCATGCCGAGCCTGATCACGGGCAACTACGATACCTTCAGCATTGGCCAGATCCCGGATGCCGGAATCCTTCAGACTGTAGAACTGGTACGTTTCCGGGAATTTCAAGGCTGCTCTGACCTTATAGAAATAATTACGGTAGACACGTGTCGTTGTTTTCTCCTTACTTGGCTTGAAGCCTTTACCGAACAGGTAATAATGGCTGGGCTGGGAGAATATCTTCAGATCGAGCATGGACTTTATAAGAATATCGTTCAGACCTACCATTCCGTCACGGCGGTTCTTTGAAATAGAGGAAGCGATAAACACCTTCTGTTCCTTCAGGAAGATGTCAGATAGTCTGATATTAGAGATTTCATCAGGACGGATAAAGGTGTAATAGGCGAACTGGCACAATAGCAGGAAGTGGGGATTCTCTTTCTTCAGGTATTTCTGAAGCTTCTGCAGGTCGGATGGAGTCAGGGCAGACCGTTTCTTTTCATCTTCGGCCAGTTGTTTGATTCTTTCTACCGGATTCTGCTGTAGGTATTGCTTTTCTACCATCCAAGTACATAGTGAAGATAACCAGGTACGGTAATTGTTGCGGGTACGGGCTGAACTGTCACGGTCCAGTAGGATGTAGTCCAGGAAATCACTGATGAAGGTCTGGTCAATCTGATAGACATAGACGATGGCCGGAACATGCTTGAAAATATATTCTTCAAAGACACGGAGGCGCTTTTCATAATCCTTCAGGGTGTTTTCTTTGATGGTACCTGCCTTGTAAAGTTTAGCCAAATATTTATGATACAAATCGATAACATCTATAATTGATGTGTATTGTCTTGAACTGGTGACTTCTGCCCAGGGAGTCCACCCGGTTCTGAGCTTGATGTTAAGGTTGGTGATAAGCTCGTTGGCACGTTTTTTCCGTTCCGATACCTTCTTGATACCATCGAGCATGTACTTCTTCCGCTTCATTTTTTGCTCTAGCGGATCATAAGAAACGAAGTCCACATACCAGCTCTTTCCGGTATGTAATTTGGGCTGAGTGTATGGAATTACATCAAAAATAGAAGCAATTTTTCGGCGTGGTGAAAACAT